CTATCACATAACCTTGTGTACCCCCGATGATCTTACCGTCTTGTATAACATCAATACGATCAGGAGAAGCCCACATCTGGTAGTTGACTTCTACCTGGCCCGGTTCCTCACCCATTTCGTGAACGTACTCGAACACACCCGAAGCAGCAGGTGGACCAAATGGTATGAACGTGCCGAAGCAAGGACGAGGAGAGGTCAAACTCCCGTCAAGGTCTTCATCCGCGGGACAGCGAATCTGCAACTTCCACTTGGTATTAGAAGTCAGAGAACGCACCCGTATGAACAGCTTGTCGTCTCCACCGTTAAACTGGTAGTAGAACGCAAGAGTACCTGTACCAGAGGCAACACCGCCAGTCGATGCGACTTTCTGCCCAGCGTAAAAAAGATCGATGGTAGCCAGACCTGATAGAATCTGGTAAGTATAGATAACCTGACCATTCTGTTCGCCAAGTGTTGCGTAGAACTCCCTAACACCCTTGACGTTACCTGTAGCCATTGCAGGACATTCGATAGGGCAGTCGAACGATCCCTTTTCTTCGCCGTTTGAGCAAGGCGGCGCGTCTTCAATGACCGGTTCGTCTACTAAAGGTAGACACTCTTCGAGGTCAGGATACTTAATACACTTGTTAATTGGGTCGTAACCTGAATCAGGTTCTTCTGGGTTGTAGTCCGGGTTAGGTGAACCGTCCGGCTCAGTCGGCCAGTTGTCAGGTACGTCATAACCACCTGGTGGGTAAGGTTTATCTTCCTCGTAATCTTCGTCTATTTCAGGGCTTTCAATATCTTCCATGTCTGGACACGACAAGTAGAACTGAAACTGGTTCGCATCAATCGTAGTAATGGTAACAGTCAAGATGTCGCCTTTAATACCGTGCTCTTCCTTGTAACCAGGGTACCAGAACTCATTGGCGGTAACCATACCTGAGGTGACACCTGAATCATACAACAATTCCTCATACAGATGCACTGTCACACGACCTGTGCGATCAGGGTACATACCGCCGTCATCATGTCGCCATAGGAAAGTGTGACTAATGTCAATATAACCTGCATGTGCGCCCACGGCGACCTCTACGATCTGGGTCTTATTAGCTACAAGCTGGTAGTTATCAACGCCACCCATCTGACCGTGATCAGGGGCTTCGTCCGTCCTGTAAAGGCCGCCCGCGGGACAGAAGACCACTTCATCCCAGATGGGATCGTTAGGATCAGGGGCTCCACCAGGCGGGTGCCCTGGGTAAGAACCATCACCAGGATCACCACTACCAGGGCCACCGGGACTACCAGGGCCACCGGGATTACCAACATCTTCCCTGTCTGGACACGACAAGGAGAACTGAAACTGGTTCGCATCAATTGAGCTTATAGTAACAGTCAGTATGTCACCTTTAATACCGTGCTCTTCCTTGTAACCTGGGTACCAAAATTCGTTGGCCGTAACCATACCTGAAGTGACCCCAGAATCATACAGCAATTCCTCATACAGGTGCACGGTCACACGACCTTTACGATCGGGGTACATGCCTCCAACATTCTGCCGCCATAGGAAAGTGTGACTAATGTCAATATAACCAGCTGGTGCACCCACGGCGATCTCTTTGATCTGTGTTTTATTGGCTACAAGCTGGTAGTTATCAACGCTGCCCGAACCGTGATCGGGAGCCTCGTCCGTCCTGTAAAGGCCGCCCGAAGGGCAGAAGACAACTTTATCCCAGATGGGATCGTTAGGATCAGGGGCTCCACCAGGAGGGTGACCTGGGTAAGTGCCAGGATCACCCGGGCTACCTGGGTTACCTGGACCGCCAGGACTACCGGGATTACCAGGACTACCTGGATTACCAGGACTACCGGGATCACCACCTGAAGGAGGGCCGGAACCATTAGTCCCGGTTCCGTCAGGGGTGCCCCCAAAATCATCTTCTGTTTCACAGTCGGCAACATCATCATCGATGTCACAACCTATGTCGAGCCAGTAGTCACGCGAACCGTGTCGTACTTTAAGGCCCTTACTGGGCATCATACGAACCCATTGAGTATTGGCGGCATTACGAGCGAACCACTCGGACTGGCAGATGTCAATCCAACGTGCGTTTTCATTATTACGCACTCGCAGTCTTGATGTTGCCATGTTATCTCCTTAAGGTTTGACCCAGATGGCTCCAGCCTCGACCGAGCCGGGGCTTGTTGTGGTAGGATCAGCGTCTTGTATCCAAATCTGGACTACACCGGGATCGCCTTTATCACCGGGAGCTCCGTCAGGACCCGTGGGACCAGTAGGGCCCTGCGGGCCAGTTGCGCCGGTATTACCACGGGGACCATCACGTCCCTGAGGGCCACGGCAACCTTGATCACCTTTCTCACCGTCTTTACCGTTAAGACCGTCTTGCCCGTCAACACCGGCTGGACCAGTAGGACCCGCAGGGCCGACGCCGACAGAGTTGGTTGTCATCAGACCAGAAATAGACAACTGCTCCCCGTTGCGAAGACTCAAGACAAGGGTTCCGCTTACAGGGTCGAACCGACCTTCAGCTAAACCAAAGTCCGTTGCATCTACTTCTTCCTCAAGAGCGATCTCCGAACCATCGAACACGACGTTACTAGGACGACCCTTGGCATTAAGTAACTTAATAGGTACTGTTGTTAATCCACGACTACTCATAAAGAGTTACTCCATTAAGGCCAGTCAAATGAACCGAGTGGTGGGTCTGCCAATTCCTCGGGTTCAGGCTCAGGCTCAGGTGTAGGTGTAGGGTCGCCAGGGTCTGGGTTAGTTGGCGGTGGTACTATCGGAGTTGGATTACTCGGCTCTGGATAAGAAGCGTTCGGGTTAACCCAAATCCATCCAGCACCTACCGGCCCAGGATCGCTTGTAGATACGATCACATTAACTGTACCACTTTGACCAGCAGGACCCGGCGCGCCCGGAGGACCAGCTTCTCCACGAGGACCTGTAGGGCCTATCGCACCACCAGGGCCTGTGGGACCCGTTGGGCCTGTGGGACCCGTTGGACCAGTAGGCCCTGTGGGGCCACGATCACCTTCGTCTCCATCGCGCCCTCGATCACCAGTGGGGCCTGTGGGACCACGATCTCCGCTCACCCCTTCACAACCGGGATCGCCTCGATCACCATCGCGCCCGTCTTTCCCGTTCTTACCGTCTTTTCCATCTGGACCTGTCGGGCCCGTTGGACCCATGGGTATATTCGATGCGGTCGGGAATCCCCGAACGGTGAATCGCTCATCGTTCGAGAATATTAGAGTAAGCACACCCAACTGATCGTCGTAGTGACCTCCTACGACTTCGTTAATGTCCGCCTCCAAAGGCTCTTCAGCATGTAGTCGCTCTTGCTCTACTACAACTTCCGTTTGCTCAGGAGTATGTTCAACAAAAACGAGCGAGGAGTCTACGCGGGTTAAACCTGACATATAGACCTCACTTAGTCATTCCTAGAGTTTGATTTCCAGTTCACATCTTCAGAGTAGTGACCCGGATACTCGCCTGGCAGATTGACGGCTTTGCGATTGGTGCCAGATAGATACAGGTCTTCCGGTATGGTAGACATTATCTTCATAGATACCCATGCCGGACGCTCAAAGTCTTTGGTCACGTACTTAACTGTTATGATACCTTCTTCAGCCAACAGTGTGCTGGTCTTGATCTTCCACGTAAGACCTTCGGAAGAAAGTGTTATGAATGGCGTACAGTTGATATAAACAGTAGCAGTTACCTTGTGAGGACAGGCGACTTCAAACGTGTATCGAGCGCCTTGCCTCAGCTTGGTCGAAAGCACCATTGAGTATTCAACGTCGTTGCGCTGGAAGTGACGACGAATATCATTGTCATCGGCAAAGACACCAACACCTTTAGCACCGTTATACCCATGATCATAAGCATAGACAGGCCACCACTTATCCGCAGAAGGACGACAGGAATGCACAAGCTCGAACGGTGGATTAGACGTAGACAGCGAGAACGGTTTGGGGTTAGCTGTCTGAATAGCTGTGTCACTCCATACACCGTTATCGGGATCAGTACCACCCGTACCGCTACCACTACCACTACCTCCACCCGCACCAGCACCACTACCTGAACCTGAACCTGTGTTTGGCGAATTGTTATTCCAGCCTCCAGGAGGTACTGGTGCAGGACCAGCGCCGTCATCGGGTAGTACAACTAAGGCAGCCGTTGGCATATTGAACCCTTGTTCCCCGAAGATCGTGTCTCCGAATGAGGGGCCTGCTGCACCACCAGCACCAGCATGAGCAGCAGAACAATCTGGGCCTTTGCGTCCACGTGCACCGTCGAATCCGTTAGGTCCGATATACCCTGCAGGACCTTGATTACCTCGAGGTCCTGCAGGCCCCATATAACCATCAGGACCTTTCGGCCCGTCATTACCGGGAGAGCCTGCTGGACCAGTGGGACCTACTGGACCCTTAGGGCCTTCGCATCCATCTTTACCTTTTCGACCGTCCCCACCATCGTCAGCATCATATCCATCATTACCAGGATGTCCTCTTGGACCTGTAGGGCCAACGCCGAAGTCCGGTTGTATGAGAAACCCATCGATATTGAGACGCTTGCCACTACGCTTAATAAAGATAAGCTTTCCTTCTTCGGGATCAAAGGCCACATCGATGGTGGCCTCTGCGTTAGCATTCAAACGATCCCGATAATCGAAACGATTACCCTTAGCGTAAGCTTGGAGCCCCTCGGCCCCAAACTTCTCAACTTGCTTCAGAAACGGATTGGTTAGCTGACCGGTGGCTTCACGTTTGCTTGTGAGTGGTGTTTTGCCTACGGATATGCTGACGTTGCTGTTTTCAAGTACGTCACGCAACAGCTCATCTTCATCCATACTAACCTCGTAAGCTACTTACAAAAGCGTTTGCCTGTTCATACAAGTCATCCAAGTCTTTAGCCGTTTTAGCTTTCTTGATCTTGTCGGATAACTCGTGGCGAATCAGGCGAATGCGAGTTTCCTTTTCCACTGCTGCGACGAGCCTGCGCTTGGTCTCTATTATCGTAAGAGACTGACCGTTATGTTCACTACCGCGTTCAGCCTGAACACATGCTGATAGGTAGGTCAGATTGGAAGGACATACACGCTCTAGGTCTAACGCCTTTGTCACAATATCATACATCGATTTGCGATAGGCCTCTACGTCCACAGAAACCCGAATACCGTCATCGCACTTTCGTACCATGTAAAGAGTCGGATTCTCCATGATGGAGTCGTGTAAGTCTTTCGAGATTGAGTAACATCCTTCAGCAGGAGGCACATTACTACTCGCCAATTGTAGATTCTCGTCGAAGAAGTGATACATGATATTACACCTTTGCTCTTCCTGAGATATTCACGTTAACGGATAAGAAAGAGGCATACTTACCGATGTTAGCATTAGCTACTCGCATCTTACATATAACGCTGAGTGTTTTCGAGGGGTGGTTGTCAGCCACGATCTCGTAACTACGGGTCATTGATGCACTACCGAAAGTACGTCCCGACTCACCTGTGTTACCGTTGAACCCTGTAGAACCGGAGCCTATGACTCGACGACCAAAGTCGGGCTCACGTGATGTCGGAGTACGGTAACCTACAACAAAGTCAATCATTTCCGTACCGTCAAGAGATACGAAACCGGGGCCAAGTATGGCGGAGAAGTCGCAGGTCACTGTAAGCAACATATCCCGTGTGATTGGGATGTCTCGCAGATAAGCTATCTCAGCCACGTTCTGAATGGTACGCACTTCGTTGATAATGAAGTTGGCACCATCGTCTCCAATTGCCTGATCGTACTCGGACTCGATAATGAAGCTCGGGTACTTACCGCGAACACGAATGCCTTTCTGACCGCGTATATCGACGCCCGGAATAGGTAAGCTCAACGGATCAGCGCCGTGACGCAGAAGCTTCAGGTTCTTGGATGTCACAATCGCATCGACGACAACGCCTTTCAAGTTGGTTCGTTGAGAACCTACTGAAACACGGCTGTCGTACATGGTAACTTCAATCTCTATACCAGATGTGAGCTGACCGTTGAACAGAAGTCGATTGTCTTCCAGCGTGTAGTTGTTTGCGTGAACGTGAATACCTGACTGGGTTACCTCGACATAGTCGGTAGACTGAGGACTCATCGGCAGGACCAAGAATGAGGTCTGGTCGATAAGTACTTCGGAGTGCGTGTGAATCTTCGTACTGTAACCTTCTTCATCGATGTTTCGGAAGGTGCGAATTTCCACAGGACGCCCGCTTGAGATAGAAGCCAGTGTCTTGATGCGATTTGTGGCAGGATCGTAAGTGTACGAAGATACCAACTGACGAACGCCAGATACGTATACCTTGATGTGGTTGGCATCTTTAACCGGCTGCTTCAGTTCAACGTCCAGAGTAGAACCGTTACCGACTTCGTGTTGCACTTCTATATTAAGACGAGCGCCGTTTGACGAGATACGGTTGAACATACGGAGCTCAACAGGTATATCAGGATCGATATACTCGATGAACTCCAGCTCATTGGCACTGATGTCGAAAGCGGATTTGTGCTGACAGACACCGCCGAGCATTGGCTGTACGTAGTTACCGTTGTCTATCTCATACGTACCCATCGGGAAGCGACCTGTGTCACCAGTACCGACGCTCATCATAGTGACAAGCTCAAGGGTTGACGGTTCGGAGTACAACGTATTCAACACGGTCACGTTGTTGGCAGGTGGTGCCCAAACTGGTTCAGATGAAGAACCTCGTGTGATTACCCAGTGACTCGGAATGCCTTCCATATCAGGGTAATTACTCTTGATAGAAGCACCAGCGTTGGACAACCATACAGCTACGATTGAGCTGGTAGAAAGTCCGGAAATAGATGACTTCAACGTAGCTTCAGTACCGACACCGCTGGCTGAACGGGTATGTCCGATGCCGCTACCTTCAACAACATGAACTATCAGTTCGGCTTCATCACCGAAATCCAACCCAGGGAACGTCAGAGAATTGCCGTTAACAGAAGACGGGTTGCCGAAGAAGATACGGCTGTGATCTGTGAAACCCCACTGGTAAGGTCCGCCAGAGTACTTCATGGCGATTACCGGGGTGTAGCTGCCGTCAGGGTTCTGCTTACCGTTCAGTACACTAATGACATTGAACAGGCTGTCAGCAGGTGCTTGCAGTTGCTCAAACTCAGGTGTCGTCGGTATGGACGAGTGATCACCCACTGTAACGTTAAGTGTAGTCAGGTCACCGCGGTTGGTAACGAGATACACATGGAAGCGAACTGTTTCGTTCGCTGCCAGCACGTAAGGTGTTTCAAATACCGCACGACCAAGCAGGATACCAGAAGACAGGTAGACACCTACTTCAAAGACAGTAACATCTTCGGGAATCTTGTATCCGGGAATCTCCAGTACGAACAGCGCCGTTTGCTTGGAGTGTACTTCGACGTGGTGGATAGTACCGCCAACAATCTCATCACCGAGAATGCCTTCCATGTCGATCTTATTCGGGTTCTGGTTAGATGAACCAAACTTGAAAGAAGTTGCATCTACGAGCAGACCGCCCGCAGATGCGTTCACCATAGCCTGAAGCCCTACATCTGAGAGTTTTAGAATATCCTTAAACATGCGCTTAACCTTCAGTCATCGGAGTTGCTGTACGGCAGGAGTTACACCAATGAACGGAGCCTATGGCGATACGTGCCACTGTCATTGCAGCACTGCACTTAGGGCAGATTCCTTCGACATCGTTGTTTACCGCATTGGCGGCAACGGCTTCCATATCACCGGAAGCTTCTGCTTTGTTCGATTCCGGTTGCTCAAATATGCGAATGTACTTTGAGGACATGATTAAGATTCCTTGTAGGTTGTACGGAAGCTGATTTCACCCAGTCCCGCAAAGTCTGATCGATATAAGTACCAGTCTGAAACTTGGCCTTGTGAATCCGTACGTTGAATGACGATAGGTCCGAACTGATTACCGATACCCCCATCATCAGGCCAACTCGCTCCATCCCAACCGCCTTCAAGTTCATTGGACAAATCGAAGAAGGTTATCTCACCGACGCCTACTGGGATACAGAAATACAAGTATTCCATATCACCGGACAGTAACGTGAACTCAAAACCGCTTTGATACGAGTCGAGAGTGTTTTCCAGAACAGCGAGTTCTTCTTCTGTGTCGATACCGATAGGGCCAACACCATACACTATGGAGAGTGCTTCTGACATAGACACCTGAACGACCAACGTATCGGTCACGGTTTCGTAATCTTCGGTGTAAGTAGCCTGTATGGTGAACATAAAGTCTGAGTCGGTTTGTGTGACTGCAAGACGACCGCCAGAAGTCAATGTTACCTTATCTTGATTATCCACAAGAGTCCAAGTGGCAGTAACAGGACGAGAGCGACCATCAGTGTAGAACAAGGTGGCTTCGTAAAGTATCGGGTCTGTGTTATAAATTACAGAGGGACCTCGAATAACAAGAGAATCTATAGTGGGATTTCCCACCGATACGATGCTTATTACCTTGGAGGCCGTCACTGTCTCATTACCGCAAGTGTATGTCGAAGTTAATGTACCTGTCACACTCTTACCGTTAACGGACAGGACGTTACCGTACTGGTCAACACGAGCCACGTTCGGATCGATGTCGAGCGTCCAGTCGCCGGATACCTCTGTCTCTTCGTCACAGTTGGCGAATATGATCGCATGACCGTAACTACCTGTTTCGTCAGAATTGAACGTATCGGGTCCTATGATACGGGAAGTGAGGACCTCAGGCATCTGATCGTAAACGTACGGTTTAACGGTCACTACAAACTCCGCCACCTCCTTGAAGTAACGCGCTCGAACGATTGCCTTTGTCTCTACATCGACAGGGCGACCTTGGACAACGCCAGGGCTAACGACATCAACCATAGCTTCGTCGTCATTGGCTTCGTCGAACGGTAGTGTTTCCCAGACGGGTTGAGCTTGCTCTGTGGAACCATCGGAGTACACTGCGGTAGCGGTCAAGAAGATACGTTCACCGTCTGCCACTTCGTTAGGTCCATTAATCAGAAGGCCGCGAATGATCTTTGTTTCTGGTATCAAAACGACAGGTATAGATGCAGAGTATTCACGACCGCCATGAGTAAATGTTGCCTCTATGTCGATAACACCTGTTTCAGGATTGCTGAATGAAAACAAACCGTTCTCGGAAATGTTTGCCCAGCGATACCGATTACGGATTGTCCATTCAGGTGTAACTTCATACTCTTTACCGTTACTGTACTGAGAGTAGCAACGGAACTTGACGATGTTACCTTCATTCACATAAGACGAGCCCGTGATAACAATAGCGTTCATCACGGTAGGCTCCTTCTGTGCAACGATGTCCTTTGTGGCAGTGATATTAGGCAGACGGGCACGTACTCGGAAGTCCACAGGCTTCTCACCGATAGAACCAACAGTCAAGACACCTGCTTCATCTATAGAGTACTTGGTTGAGCTCCAGTCGGCACGAACGTATGCAGAATCACCGTTACTATAACGAACCAATGCACGGTACTGGCGCTTCGAGTTCTCGATGATGGTCTGCTCGCCAACAACTGTCAGGCTAACAACTGTCAGGATACCGTCTTCCACATCGATCTCGTGTGTAGCCGATACATTCACATAACCAAACGTGTACGATGCCGTTATAGTTGCAGTGTAACCGTCGTCGGACGGAAGTACGCGAGACGTACCATCGGGTTCTACTTTAATCTCAGCAGCACTGGATGTCCAGTATGCTAGAACATCCTTATGCGTACCGTCAGAGAAGAAAGCCGTGGCGATAAACTTAACAACGGAGTCTGAACGGGTTGTTGAGGGTCCGCTGATCTCCAAACGTTCAACCGTAACGCGATCAACCTTTAATACGGTAACAGGCAACGCGGTACTAAGAACACGCTTACCTGTATCAAGAGACGCTTCAATGTAAACGACCTTGTCTTCAGACACGCGAGTGAAGTCGGCCGCCCAGTTTTCGATTGCCACCTCGACATCCGTACAACGAATCGGTACGATCAAAGGCTCATCACCGCCAAGGGTTTCTGCGACCACTTCGTACACTTCAACATCATTGGTGTCCACCTTAGTAGGACCATCAATACGAATAGCCGTAATAGTCTCAACGTCATTACGAACTGTGACATTCAAGCTCGCACCGGAGCCTTTGTACGTGGCGTATATGGTAACAGGTACATCGTAATCGACAGAGCCGAACGTCGCTTCACCGCCACGGAAGTTCACAAGGCCTGTGCGGGATGAAGTGTAAGTGGCGTCATTACCTAAACGACGTGTGTATGTTATAGGTGTACCATCTTCACCAACGTAAACTTCATCAGCCAACAGTTCGTACTGCGCGGTCTGGAGCTCTTTAACGTCAGTTGGACCTTCGAGGCGAAAGTTGTCTAACGTGTTGGCACCGACGCCAAGATAGAGGTAACGTTTGGGAAACTTGGCAACCCAGCCTGCAAGACCCAGTTCGCCACCGATACCTATAGTCTCATAAGCTTCCTTGACAACTAGATGCCAGGGTGCGAAGTCGTAGAATACTTCCAACAACCTTTCTTTACGGGAGCTACCTTCTGGGATTGCAAGGTGAGCGTCCCCAGGAAGAATCTGCATAGAAAGATTGACGTGTGTAGTCTTATACCACTCACCGCCGTCAACCTGCAACGCACCCATAGGCTGAGGGTAGAAGTTCTGGTAGTCTTTCGTATACAAGGACTCTGTAGTAACGTATCGCCCCATGAGAAAGGATATTTGACGGTCGAACCCCTTGGTACCCGAGCGATCACAGTAATTGGGGAGTTGGTGCATGACATGATGAAGCGTATCATAGTTGTGACCAGCAATGTCTTCCGGCAAGATGAAGCCCATGTCTTCAAGAGCCATCTGCAAGACTTCTGGATCACGGCCGTAACTATAATCCCGAATATGTTCGAGCTGATTCATCGGATCACGTATGTATTTGTTCAGGAAGTTGGCATACGCTGTAGCCAAATCCTGATACCAAGTCTGAGCGAAGAAAATATCCGGCTCAAGGCCTTCAAACGAGATTGGTTTCATCAACTATCTCCCAGTACATCGCCCTTACGTTGGGTGTATACGACATTGACAAGGGGTTCGCCGTCCAACACAACGTAGTACGAAGCATCGCTCGGAGTTATGGAAGTTGTAGGTGAAATGACTTTAATGTAGTCCACCCCTTCTACTGTGGCCGCACGGTTAATATCATGCAACGTCAGCTCACGACCGAGAATACCAGCACGTCGCTTAAACAACTTCAGGATTCGTTCGGTGATCAGAGTTTTCACTTCTGATACCACGTAACCCTGCTTAATGTATGCAGTCAAAGCTACAGACACGTAGACCTTAGAAGGGTTCCAAGTCTGCAACTGGCCGAGAGCTTGAACGGTGTCTTCAATATCGTCAATGAACAGGTCCCACTGAGCAGACTTCGGGTTAGGATTTGAACCGCCCCAGTGATCGGAAGTCTTTGGTAGGATGCAGATACGCATAACGTTCTGCCAGCGCGGGTCGTTCGGTGCAATGTCGCGTTGAACAAACAAGGACACGTCAGCAACGCCGGGGTAGCGCATTATCCAACCACGCACCTCAGTCTTACTTATAGCTTTCTTGCGTGAGCGTGCCATCAAAGGACCGAATTGCTTGTAGTAAGCAGGGTCCTTAACGTCAGAGCCACGCACCATAGATGTGGTCGTCGTACCTCCAATTAATGGATACTCTACAGCACGTACTTCAGAACCGCTGATACCGTAAACTGCACTACCTTTAGACTTAACGCCGCGAATATGTAGTATTGCGTTGCTAGACAGCTTGGCACCGAACTCCCCATCACCGAACAAGAACGCAACGTCACCTGAGCCTGTAGTGAACTCGTAGTAGACGTTATCCGTATCAGTCAAGTCGAACATGGACTCTTCGGTACGATTCCATACGACAACATCACCAGAGTCTTTGTTCTCGACAGACACTTGAAGGTCGTTGTGTGATACGAAGAAGTCTGGGATACCGAGTGTGAAGGTGTTAAACTCCAGTGAGTCGTAAGTGGACAAATCAAACTCAAGGTCAAATACTTCGCCTTGATACAGATGAACTTCACCGATTGTCGAACCCGGTGCAAACACCAACTGCTCACGATTGTAAAACAACTCACCGTCTACCATGAATTGAGACATAACGGGCAACAACCGAGTCTCAGGGTAGTTGTTTGTCAGACGTGCTGTGGTTGATGACCCTGTACGTCGGCTGAGCGAGATACCTTTAGATACGATATTCTCATGTATGGATGACGCACGACGTGCCTTTGTAAGGAACGCTTCACGCAAACTGGTGAAGATGGCATGCTGGTTGATAGTCGTAGCGCCGGCAACCATATCCATGACAGTCGAACCTACGTTAGTAGGCATCAAGTCCTTCCACGCATTAGAACGACTCAACTCTACATGGAACCGTTGGCGCAGTTCCTCTTCATCTACTACTACTTTGCTGATTTCCATTGGCTACCTCACGCAACTTGCAAATTCAAACCGAAACGAAGGGTGTATGGTTTGTCTCCGATCTGTACCGCAATGTACGTAATGGAAACAATGTAATTCTGGTTTTCGTAATCAGGAGTTACGGTTACATTGGTCACTGTAATACGAGGCTCTGCGTTACGGATGAAGAGGCCTTTTATCTCAGCACGAATCTTGTCGGTAGTCACTTCATCCATAGGTTCAAACAGATACGCGATGATGTTTGTACCGAGACGGGGCTTGCGCCACTTAGATCCAAGTGGAGTAAGAACGATCAGGAAGATATTCTGATCTATCGAGGCATAATCTTCAGCCAGTTCCTTACTCGTATAACGGGTCACATACAGGTTAATATCAGAATACGTAGGCATAATTAACTACCTGCAAACACATCGGGCGAACCATTAGCAGCAGACTCTCCACAAGAATGCCCGTCACCGTCTCGGTGGTCACCTAGTTGATTTACGAATACAGTACCGCTTGCAACTGTCGCCACAGGTGTGTGACAGGTTTTACAGCAGTGAGGTACGTAAGTATCGGTAAGACGCACCATAGCGATCTGATTGGCGTACACATCAGGGCTTGCTGATGAAGGTACGGTAGGAGGGAAACACCCGTGACCTGTTGAGCGATCCACACCTAGACGAATAACACGTTGTCCAGCCATGATAGAATCTCCTTTAGTTTGGTGTAAATTATCGAGACCTAAAGTTGTTGGAAACGAAAAATCCGAAGCGCACTTACCTTATTCAGGGGTGCCACTTCGGATTGAGTGCGTCGGATCATACGTCAGGAGTAGCGGCAAATATACGTCCTTTACTATCTCGAAATACCCGATTGGTAGACTGTGCTTGTAGGTACTCAGAAGCCGTAAGCTTAGAAGCGAGTACCAACTTCAAGTTAGAGTCACACAGATCATCCAACAGAAGTTCGAGCCTTGTGTAAGGTATTGCCATTCCTTTCTCTCCGTTGGTACGCATTAAAACGTAACCGGGACAGGTTGAATCACCGTCACACGACACAGGGCGCCCACATACACAAGCCGGCCGTTCTTCCGGGTTGAGTCCAGGTACCGCTGTATCATTTAACGTATTACCATAACTGGTAGTCATCGTGACGCTCCCTTCTCCCCAAGAAGTTTTTAACCGAGACACGAGGACGCTTTCCAGGAGTTTCTACCTGCTGATCAGAGTCCTTGTCTCGCTTCTGGGTTCGTTTAATACGATTAACGAGCTGCTTTTCGTCGGCGTCCTCTTCAGGTTCTTCGACATAAGTACCGTTAATTGTACGTCCACGATAAGGCAGATCAGATTCCCACAACTGGATATTGATTCTAGCCATTCTCGAAGCTCAAGTAGTAGGTGTTGGCCCAGTTACCCGGCCAGTCGGTACGATAGAGAAGATACTCGCGGTAGTTGTAGTATACAGGCACCCCACCAAGAGTTTCAGCCCAATCGTCGAGCGGCCAGGACGCACCATCGAAACCGCCGACCATGCCGTTAGAATCACGAAACGTGGTTTCACCGTAGTCAGCAGGTACAAGAACGTAGAAGTAATCTTGCTCAAGTGCCTGATTGAAACTGATGGCA